ATAAAAGAATTAAAAAAATTAATTTTAAATGGTCCCGATGTATGGCCTGGTGCTAAATTAGTTAAAAAGAATGATAATGTAATTACTATCAATCTTAAAAATGCTAATTTAGAAAAAATTGCTGATGAATTGAAATTTGGTGATGTAGTTCATAGACATTTAAGGGATGGTGACTATATTCTGTTTAATCGACAACCATCTCTTCATAAAATGTCTATGATGTGTCACAAAGTTGTTATTATGCCTTATCAAACATTTCGTTTAAATGTTTTAGATACTCCTCCTTATAATGCTGATTTTGATGGTGATGAAATGAATTTACATTGTCCTCAAAGTATTGAAACAATGTCTGAATTAAGAGATATTGCCGCTGTTCCTTATATGATTATAGCACCAAGGGACGGAAAGCCAATTATTGAAATAGTACAAGACACTTTATTAGGTTCATTTAGGTTAACAAAAGATAATGTAGAAATTAGTGATAAAACAATGGCGAATTTACAAATGATTAATAGTAATTTTAAAGGATATTTAGAAAAACCAAATAAAAATTATACTTATACTGGTAAACAAGCTTATTCACAAATCTTACCACCGGGATTAAATATTGATAGAAAAAATAAAGCTGAAAAAAAGGTTACTATTTATAATAGTAAATATTTAGAAGAATCAGATTCATTAGATAAAACTATATTTCATAGTAAATCTTCTGGATTATTACCAATTATTTATCACGATTATGGACCATTTCAAACACAAAAATTTTTAGATAATACTCAAAGACTAATTTGTAGATGGTTATTAACAGCCGGTTTCAGTGTTGGTATTAGTGATCTTGTTACTGATAATCAAACTGAATTAAATCTTAAAACAAAAATTAAAGAAATGAAGGAAAAGGCTTATACCAAATTAGATAATACAAGAAGAGGATATATTCAAAATAATAGTATATTTAATAATGAAGATTTTATTGAAAGAGAATTAATTGGTATTTTAAATGAAACTACTAATCAAGTTGGTAAGATTGGATTAAGTCAAATTGATGAAAAGAAAAATAGAATGATTAATATGGTTAAATCAGGTTCTAAAGGTAAAGAAACTAATGTTGCTCAAATTATTGCGTGTGTTGGACAACAAAATGTTGATGGAAAACGAATTTCATATGGTTTTACTGATAGAACTCTACCTCATTATACAAAATATGATGATGGACCCGAAGCAAGAGGATTTGTAGAAAATAGTTTCATTTCTGGTTTAACACCACAAGAAGTTTTCTTTCATGCTATGGGTGGTAGAGAGGGGTTGATTGATACTGCTGTTAAAACATCTGAAACTGGTTATATTCAAAGAAGATTAGTAAAAGCAATGGAAGATGCGAAGATTTATTATGATAATACTGTAAGAAATGCTGGTGGTTCTATAATACAATTTATATATGGAGAAGATGGTATGGATGGATGTAAAATAGAAAATCAATATATATCTTATATGGATATGGATCCATTAGTAATGGAAAATGTATTTCATTTGCGTAAAAATGATAAATTAAATAATTATTTAACTACAAAGGCAAATAAAGAAGTATTAGAAAATACTTATAAAAGATGTACGCAACATTATGAAAATTTGGTAGAAGATAAAGAATATCTATTAAAATATATATTTAATTATAAAAAAAATAAATCTATTAACTATCCTATACCATTTGATCGTATTATTAATAATTATATTAAAAGACTTGAAGGAATAAAAATCAAATCAGTAAAAACTGATTTAACTCCATTATATATTTTAGATAATATTGATAAATTAATTGATTCTCTTTATATTAAAACAAGAGATCAAGGCACTCGATTTTTAGAAATATTACTTAGATATCATTTAAATCCTAAAAAACTTATTATCAATTATCACTTTACAGTTGATATATTTGATAACATTATATCACAAATTAGTCAATATTATAATGAATCTATCGCACAACCAGGAGAGATGGTTGGTATTATAGCAGCACAAACCATTGGTGAAATGGGTACACAAATGACTCTTGATTCATTTCATGTATCAGGTACAGCAGCAGCAGTAAAAGCAACAAGTGGTGTACCAAGATTAAAAGAAATTTTAAGTGCTACTAAAAAAACTAAAACACCTACATTACTTATTTATATGAAAGATGATATTGCCACAACTGTAAATCCTTATATAAATGATGATGGCAATGATTGTGATGACCCTAATATTGAAAAAACTAAAAATAGTGCTATGAAAGTTAAGAATTTAATTGAAATTACAAAATTATATGATATATTAAAATCAAGTGAAATTTATTGGGATAAAAGTGATGATAAATATACTACAAATATTAAATGTGATGAAGGTATGCTAAATGTTTATAAAGAATTTCAATTTATTAATCAATTAACATCAGATTCACCATGGGTTATTCGTTTAAATTTTGATAAAGAAAAGATAAAACTTTATGATATTAAAATGATTGATATTTATACTAAACTTAATTCAACATATGATAAAGTAATAGAAGCTGTATATAGTGATGATAATGCCGATGAATGTGTATTTAGAATTAAAATGATTGAAAGTATTACAAAAGATATATCATTTGATGATCAATTAGCAGCAATTAAAGCATTAGAACATAATATTATTCATCAAGTATTATTAAAAGGTTATAAAGGTATCAAAAAAGTATCTTTAAATAAAAAGAAATATACGAAATATAATTATGAAACATTTAAATTTGATAATATTGTAGAATGGGTTTTAGATACTGATGGTACTAATCTTATTGAAGTATTATCTAATCCCAATATTGACTCAACACGAACAATTTCAAATGATATTAGAGAGATATATGACACATTTGGAATTGAAGCGGCGAGAACAGCATTATATCATGAATTAATAAATGTGACTAGTGAAGATGCTATGAATTATAGACATTTGTCATTACTTATTGATACTATGACTTATAAAGGACAATTAATGTCTATCGATAGACATGGTATTAATAGAGGAGATATTGGTCCATTGGCTAAATCAAGTTTTGAAGAAACTACAGATATGTTAATTAACGCTAGTATATTTTCAGAATATGATAATGTAAATGGTGTTTCGGCAAATGTTATGTTAGGTCAAGTAGCACCATGTGGTACTGGTGATTCTGAAATTTTATTAGACGAAGAATATTTACAAGATTTAATAGAAAAAACTAATTTCAATGTAGATGTAGATTATAATGATTTAGATAATGAAATTGAAATTGATGATTGTGAATTAAGTGAAATATCATTTAATTATAATATTAATAAAAATGAGAAAAAATGTGTATCATTTAATGAATCAAAAATTATTATTAATTAAATATATTTTCTATAAATTCTATTATTTTTATTATTATCATGATTCATTTGTGTTTTAATATTATTTACTATTATATTTTCATCATAACTATTTAATATTATTATTTCTCTTTTTTTTTCTTGTGTTTCACAACAATTTTCTAATATAAATATTTTTTTTAAACTTTCAAATAATTCTTCCATCATCATACTATATCATTATTTATTTATATCCAATTTCTTTTTCCTAATTTGCCATTACATCTATAACACATTGGTCTTAAATTATCTATTGTTGTAGGACCACCGTTAAATTCTGATATTACATGACCACAACTATAATCATCTTCAAATATAGTATTTACACAGTTTTTATAAGGACATTTACCACTTTTTTTGTTACCATATTCTTTAATCCATACTTCTTTTTTTAGTTTTTTAGTTATTCTTTTTTTCTCTTTTTTAAATTTATGTTCTGGTTTAATATTTCTATCTAATAAATATTCAATGAAATTATTATTTCTTAATGTAAATGCTATACCATTACTAACAGAATCTTGCTCATCTTTATAAAAAATTTTAGGACTATTTGTATATAATTGATTATATTTTATTTCTGAATTAAAATTAAAATTAGCTTTTTCAAAATCATCTTTTAATTCATCAAAACTATTAAATTTTAATAAATAATTTTTATTTTCAATTACACTTAAAAATTCACTTATCGTTCTTTTATATGAATCCTTTTTTTGTTTTTTATCAAAATATAAACTATAATTATCTTCTAAATATTCTACAAATTTATTATGTAGATTTTTACTGAAATCATCTAAAAATACATAAGATACATTTTTATATGAATCCTTATTTAATTCTTCATATAATAAACGCATTTTTTCTTCATCGGTAATAATATAACAACATATATATATGTAATTATCATAATTTAGTTCATATAATTTTTTTATTAATTCAATTCTATGTTGTCCATCAACAATATAGATATTATTTTTTTTACTTGGAATATAACAAAACACTAATTTATTTTTAAAATAAAAAAATTCTGGATTTACTTTATAAGATAATAACATTTCATTAACTTTATCTTCATTTATATTACATTGGTATACAGGTTTTTTTAATATATTTTTTTCTAATAATTCTATTAAATCTCCAAAACTATATTTATATTCTCTATAATACTGTGAATTATGATTTAATAAATTTTTCTTAAACTTACTATCTAAATAATTATAAGACATATATTTATATATATATAGACTTATTTTTATATACTACAATTTAATAACCAACTCGCATTTTCATCTGTATCTGATTGTATATCTGTTGAAGAATAGTATTGTTTATAAAATTTCTTATTATTAATATCATTATATAAATAAACATTAATCTTTCCATTTTTAGCTAAACACGATAATTTAAAATCTATTTGTTGATTTATTGGCAATATTTTCTTTAATATTTTATCTATACTACTTCTCTTTATAATATATGAATGCGTACAAATAAATTTACTTACTTTAAATAAATTATTTTTAACTCTTGTCATCACTACACGATTTTTATTCAATAATAAAATATCCCAATCATTTGGTAATTCACTAACATATTTATAAATTAAATCACTATACATATAATTGTTAAATTCTACATCATCTTCAAATATAATACCATAATCAATATCTTTAGTTTCTTTAATCTTTTTCCAGACTTTTAAATGACTTAAATAACATCCTACAGCACCAATTGTATTAAATACATGATGATGTTCTCTTATTTTTTTATTTAATGATTTGACACCATATTCACCAATAATATTATTTTTAATTAATTTATTAACATCAATAAATTTTGCATTAATTGCTGGAACAATTTCATAATTAATTTTATCTAAATTATAAGTATTTTCAAATCTTTCTAAACGGTCTTTTCTATAAGTTAAATTAATTAAAAAAGATTTTATTTTTTTATAAAATTTTTTTTTTTTATTTAAATTAATTAAATGTAAAATTACAATAAATATTAATAATATTGTTAATAATATTATAAATTGCAAATACATACTATTATATTATTTTATTTTTATATATTACAATTTAATTCCCAACTTCTCCCTTTCACTATATCTTTTGGACTTTGAATATTTGAATTTATTTCTAATTGTTTATAAAATTTATCCTTATCATCATATATATATATATTTATTTTTCCTAATGATGCTAAACAAGACAATTTGAAATCTATATGTTGATTTATTGGCATTATTTCCTTTAATATTTTATCTATACTATTTTTCTTTATTATATATGAATGAAGACATATAAATTTACTTACTTTAAATAAATTATTTTTTTCTCTTGTCATCACTACACGATTTTTATTCAATAATAAAATATCCCAATCATTCGGCAAGTTAGATATATAATTATATATTACTTTTTCTGTAATATTATTATTAATATCTATATCATCTTCAAATATTATACCATAATTACAATTTTTATTTTCTTTAATTTTTTTCCAAACTTCAATATGACTTAGATAACATCCTATAGCTCCTTTTGTATTAATTTCATAATGAAAATCTCTTATATTTTTATTCATTGTATTCATACAATATTCTCCTAATATTTGTTGTTTATATAATCTATTTATATCTAAATTATTACCATCAATTGCCGGTATAACTTCATAATCTATATTATGAAAATTGTAAGTATTTTTAAATATTTCTAATCTATCTTTGCGATAATTTAAATTAATTAAATAAACTTTTGTATTTTTATAAAATAAATACTTATTAATTGATATTTTAATTATTAAAATAAAAAAAATTAAAATAATAAATTTTAACATTTACTTATTTTATTTATTAGATTATTTAATATTTCTTCGCTTTTTTCAATATCTATATTATCTGAATATTTATACTGTATAAATAATATATATTTATTATTTATTTCTTTTATTACTAATGTTATTCTATTATTTACTTTATATTCTTTAATTTTATATTTTGTTTTTAAATCAATTTTATCATCACAACCATACATATATGATGGTAATCTTTTTTCATTATAAATAATTATAATATTATTATTATTTTCTTTCATATTTAATAATTTTTTTTCATATAAAATTTGATTATCATTGCTATTATCATATGTTAAAATTAGATTATTCTTATAAAAGTCAATATAATTTACTTCTTGTTTAAATTTAAACATATTTGTAATTTTTTTGATAATATTTTCGTCAATCTCTAAATTTACTCGTGATTTATCAATCATATCTTTTTTAATGTATATTTCAACTAAATTTGTATCTTCTACAATTAATTCATTTAACTTAATCATTATCTTAATATATAATTATTAATTATATATCATTTTTTAAATATTTTCCTTTAATATAATAGATTTAATATGAATTTGGAAGATTTTATGTTAATAGTATATACATTTATTGTAATAATAATGATAATTTATGTATTATTGAAAAATAAAAAATTAGTTTATGACTATACTAATATAGATTTAAATAAATTTATGATAAATGTAGAGTTTTTTATAAATAAAAATATATAAATTTTTTTATTATATATTATACTATGAAAAAAAATAATATATATTGTAATATTTGTAATAAAAAGTTAAATACTTTAGCATCCTTAACTTCTAAATGTAAATGCGAATTGTATTTTTGTGATAAACATTTATTTTTTACAAATCATAATTGTTCTTTTGATTATAAAAATGAATTTAAAAAATTTTATACAAGTAATCATATTATAGATTTATCAAATAAAGTAATTAAAATATAAAAATATATATAAAACTTTTTAAATCTAATATATATATATTAACTATAAATGGCAAATATTCCGATGATTATAAAAACCGATTTAGATAATATTAAAAAATATTTCAATTCTAATAAATTCATTAGTAAAGTATTTGACATTTGTGTAAATGATAAGGTAGAAAAAATTAACGATAACGATGTTATAATAAAAAAATATTTTAATGTAGAATATTTACAAAAACAATTAGAATTTAACGAATATATTACTAGTAATTTAATTCCTAAAATTAAAAATATTAACATTGAATTAATTTTAGAAAAAAAACTTATTTATGATACAGATGATTTACTTATATATAAAATAATCGCATATATAGATAAACCTTCTTATATAAAAACCTTGTTAGCCGACCAATCTACTGTATATTATATCAAAATTTATCCTAAAGAAGATGATAAATCATTAAAAGTTTTGAGTTATATTAGAAAATTTATACCATCCGATGACCCATTAATAGATAATGATGATTATATTATAAATGATGATATAACAATGGAAGATTATTCGAAATATGATAAGATAAATTTTAGTGATACATTATTATTTACAGCAAATACATTTTTAGGAGAAGATATAGTAAATGATATTATTATTCCATTTATTTATAGCATTTTTGATGATTTTATAAATAAGGTTATTAATAAAAGGATTAAATCTTATTTGAAAAAAAAAGAAATAGAAGTATATTCTAATAAAAAGATGTAATTACATATCTACGTCTTGTTGTGCTAAACATAATTTTATTTCTCCTAATGATGCTATACTATATCTTAATATAATAGGATAGGAGTTTTTGAGATATATTTCAACAGTTGGACATAAGTTTGTACATTTTGTAAAAATTAATAAATATTTTAAGCTAAAAACACCTTGTATTATTTCTTGATTAGATTGTTCATTTTTTTCTATATTTTTTGAAA